AAGCATTTACTAAGTTGTTAGCAACGTAAGCATCAGAGTCATTGGTTGTTGCACCAACACGAATCTGTGTACCACCTGGCTCTACAAAGCCTGACTTAGTGATAGGTGATGCTTGTCTTGCTCCACGTGTGATAGCACGGAATGCAAGTCTGTCATACTTCTCAGCTAATGCGTAACCGATCTTACGAGATATCTCAGACCTCAAATCATAATGCAATTATCCCAATATTTCTAAAGGGTTTGGACTATATCTTTACCTCTCGGTATTGGATGCTATTGGTGTATTACATAGGACGCTTCCTAAACCACCTAGTCTCTGAACCTTCCTCTTAAGCGTAAGAGGCTCGGCTGCTGATTGCCATATCCATAGGACGTAGGGTTCCAGCAATTCTTCCAATTTTAATTGACCCATTATTTTAAGCCAATGTCTCATCAAGTTCATACAAAAATGCTGAACTGATTAGTAGCTCGTCTACTGTGATGGTCTTCTCGGCTACTGGAGGTGCGCCGTCAGAGTTACCTAGTATGCTGTTACCTGGTGTGTGGTACTCAGCTTTTGTGCGACCTGTATAGATGAACTGTAATGACTTACCGTTCTTCAAGGTACGCTTCATGATTAGATCCCTAGCTATTGCGTTGTGCTGGAATCCTTTGAACATCTCACCTGAGAACAATTTCAGGTAAAGAGCTCTTCTATCGCCTGTGCTTTGAGCAGCACCTGGCATAGTTACCGACGCCTGATGGTCGGTTGACTGTTGAGCCATTTATCTATGTTTTAATTTTACTAAGGGTATAAATCTTCATCGCATGCAAATTAAAATTCAAGTTTTGTGGTCTATCCCACCGTCTAGACGGCTAATAGGTATCCCGCGTACGGGGCTAAAAGCCAAATGAAAGAGAGGTCCGACTCTGAGGTGCCTCTCTTCCTGTTTATAGAGTTGACAAAGCTTCTTCTAATGAGATGTCCTCATCAAACTTTTCAATCTTCTCTTCTTTAACTTCTGGCTCAGGTGTCAGTGAAGTGACTGAAGCCTTAGCCTGATCGCTTTGTTGTGACATTAGAACTTGTACTTAGCTCCAGCTTTAAGGTTGTAAGTATTATCTAGATCACCATTTGTGCCTCCAGCGAACTCTCCATAGAAAGCTACCTTTTCGGAAACGTTATAGTTACCGCCGAACTTACCTGATAGTTCAGTCTCTGTACCGTCGATACCATCAACAGCTACTAGAGCTGGACCACCTTGTATGTAGTAGTCAAACTTTTCTTTAGACCCATCGAGTCCAACGTGTAGTTCTACAGTTCTACCAACATACTCTGAGCCGTAGTAACCATTGTTTACTTCAGCGTTTAAGTATGTACCAGCGGATGCAGGTGCAGACGCTAATGTGGTGGCTGCGAGAGCAAGTGCAATTGTTTTCATTTTAATTAGATTTGTATGATTTGTAATATGTGATGCCACGATATTTAAGTTTTGCTTCTCTTTCTAAAAGTTTCTGCTCTTTGATTCGAGCTTGTAGTTCTAGTTGAGACATAGTAAAAACCTCAATACCTAAGCCCCGTTCCATGCTTAGGTTTCATGCGTCCTATTGGATGAACGGACGTGGCTTTATTTTTTAGGAGGTCTTCCTTTCTTGGTACCGTAGGTACCTTTTCCTTTAGGCATTTGTTGTTATCTCTGTAGCCGCTAAGTCAAGCGGAAAATTGTGTGCGTTCCTTTCGTGCATTACTTCCATCCCAAGGTCAGCTCTGTTTAATACGTCAGCCCATGTTGGAATTGTTTTACCACTAGCATCAACTACGGACTGATTGAAATTGAATCCATTGAGGTTAAATGCCATTGTAGAAATTCCCATGGAGGTAAGCCATATGCAAACGACTGGCCAAGTAGCAAGGAAGAAATGAAGAGAACGACTATTATTGAAAGAAGCATATTGAAATATCAATCTTCCGAAGTAGCCATGTGCGGCTACGATGTTATAAGTTTCATCCTCTTGTCCAAACTTGTAACCATAGTTCTGAGATACAAGCCCAGTTGTTTCCCTAACAAGCGAGGAAGTAACGAGACTTCCGTGCATAGCAGCGAATAAAGCTCCACCGAATACCCCTGCAACGCCGAGCATGTGGAAAGGATGCATAAGAATATTATGTTCTGCCTGAAAGACAAACATAAAATTGAAAGTCCCTGAAATACCAAGAGGCATACCATCACTGAAACTCCCCTGACCGAATGGGTACACGAGGAAGACAGCAAATGATGCTGCAACTGGTGCGGAATAAGCTACACAAATCCATGGTCTCATTCCTAATCTGTAGCTAAGCTCCCACTGTCGTCCCAGGTAAGCTGAGATACCAATAAGAAAGTGGAAGACGACGAGTTGGTAGGGTCCACCGTTGTAAAGCCACTCATCGAGATTGGCTGCTTCCCAGATGGGATAGAAGTGGAGTCCGATTGCGTTTGATGACGGGACAATCGCTCCCGATATGATGTTGTTTCCATAGAGTAGAGATCCAGCTACGGGTTCACGTATTCCATCTATGTCAACTGGTGGTGCAGCTATGAAAGCTACGATAAATGCTGTTGCAGCGGTTAAAAGTGCAGGGATCATGAGAACACCAAACCATCCCAAGTAGAGACGGTTGTTTGTGCTCGTAACCCAGTCACAGAAACGCTGCCAGTTGTCAAATGGTTTTGTTAGTGTGGCTGTAGTCATTTATAAAAGGTTAAAAAATACCTGGAATGATTTGTCCAGTAGTGATGTATGCGCCGAGGGCTGCGACAAAGCCAAGCATGGCTAGTTGTCCATTAGTTCTCTCAGCTTGCTCCATTAAGAAGCCTTGTTCGTTCTCGTTCATAAGTCTTGGTGGTGTTTCTTTAGCGAAAATGTTTTGTTTACCGTATTCGGTTATAACTGTCATTGATTTGAAAGATAGGTGAATGGCGATGATGAACTGTCAGGTCGCCATGTCTACCTACTTCTTAGGTGGTCTACCTTTCTTAGTACCGTATGTTCCTTTTCCTTTTGGCATGATTAAAAGTTAACGTTTGATCGTTCTAGTTTTGCTTGTACCTCTTGCCTGTAGGCAGGGTCATCATTATATCTACTGTCTTCCATAGCTTTGATCAGTTCAGCCTGACTCTTAAATGAATCACCAGTTGACTTAGGTGCTTTACCTGTCAACAACTGACCATCTCTACCAGACTGATCCTGATACTTAAGAGCTAATGCTTGTACAGCAAAGTAAGCAGCCATGGGATTACCCATCTCCATCACTGCGTCGTACATGTTGACCTCTTGTTCAGCTACATTCTGTTGCGCCCAAGACATCATGTTGTTGTAGTTCTCTGAACCTCCAACTAAGCCATGTATCTGTTCTACATCTTGATCACTAAACTCTCTAGCTTGAGGTTGCTGTGCTTTTGATCGTGCTTCCATTGCCATCTTAGCAACTTCCACAGGGTCCATCTTCTGCAGCTTCTCAAAGGTTTCTTTACTTACCTTGTCTGACTGTCCTTCATTCCATATGTCATCAAGAATGTTAGCTGTAGATTCTGGAGCTTGCTCTTCGGTTTCAGTTTTTGATTCTGTTTCTTCTGAAACCTCCTCAGATTTTTCGCCCAATTTTCCTTGGAGTTCAAGGTAGGCTTTCTCTAGATCAGATGCATCTTTATATTTACCAGCTAATAGTTGCTCTTGTTGAGCTTCCATTTCTTCTCCAACCTTAAGTGATTCTTGTTCAGACTCGGTTAGGTTTTCTGCTGTTGTAACTGTTTCTGTATTGTTCTCGTACGAGAGTGTTTGGTCTTCGCTCATTACTCAGTGGGTGCTTGCATTTGTTCAGCTAATGCAGGGTTCTTTGATGGATCCATCATTGGAGTTTTCATCATTGCAGTCTGTTGATCTGCCTGTTGTTGCTGCATAGCCATTTGTTGTGCTTGCTGCTCTTGACCTTGTATCTCTTGCATTGATCTGACTAAGTTCAATACATCAATACCTTGGGAGGCTGCAAGTCTTTTGATTACTTCCTCTGGATTGATAAACTTCTGTACTGCCTCTGGTCCCATTGTCTGAGAGATGACTGTTAGGAATTGACCTAAGCTCTCTCTATCCTGACCACGACCTAGTGCATTAACACCAGCGACGATAGTAGGCTTGACAATATCCTTTGGAAGACGTGGTATCTTTCCAGTCTTTTGGAATTGGTTAAGTATTCTATTTAGATATGGCAGTAAGAACTCAGTTGTAAGAAGACTGAATAGCCCACCTAACTGTTGCTCTAACTCCATCTGTGTGAGGCGTACCTCCTCGGCTGTCGTGCGTTCTGATTGCCTGACTTGCATAACGAGCATCGCATCATTTATACGACGTTCAAGCTGTTGCATCATTTCAAATGCAGTTCTGAAGTCAGCTGTCTTTCCTACCTGTACGACTCCAATGTCATCGGGTCGCCCTTGCACGATTGCGCCATTACCTGCGTTAGCAAGGGTACTGGGTTTAGTCGTAGAGCTAGGACTTACTGTGAACACAACTTTCGCTGCAGCTGCTGACCCTTCCACTAAGGCTTGGGACAGTGCTTCTAATGATTTTAAGTCGCCAATAAATTGTCCGACTCTACCTCTTCCATAATCCTCACCATCTACTGAGTTAAATCTCAATGGAATCCAAGGTGTTATATCAACAGGTGCTTTCCCGTAGGACTTTTCTAGTATCTTTCCGTGTACTTCCTGATGCCAGACGTATCTGTTGT